CTATGCGGATGGTTTAGCCGTGCTCGTGTGCTTCCGCCTTTTTGGGTTGGCCGCCTTATCGGGAGCACGCTTTCCCAGCGGGACCAGTTCGATATGCGCAGGGTTGGGGTAATGGTCCAACGCCGCTCCAGTCGCTGCGTCCACACCCATTCCGATGACGCCGCCAATCAAAACATTGCCAGCAAAGCCGGCAGCACCCGCGCCGACTACTTTTGTCTTGATCTCGAGGGACCCCTTTTTGTAACCATCTTTCTCAGCATAAGCGGTGAACTCCGTGCGGCGGTTGACTTCGATCGTGCATGGAGAGCGAGGGCAGTACTTTCCTATAGAAGTACTTATACTTGCATCGCTGGGTGACGATGTAATGGTTACGTTTTCCGTGGTTCCGCGGGTGATGGATCCGCAACCTGCCACCGCAACCATCACGGTCAGCGCCGAAAATATTCTTAGATTCATGTTGATAGCCCCGATTGCCCATAGGTTCTTACAAGAGCAATCAATCGCTCTTCCCCCCGATCTGTCTACAAGGAAATGCAACCGGAAGGAGATATTAACAACATGCTTCGCGACGATGCTTGCGGCCCGCTGCCGGAGGAGCCGGGCACTGGGGCGTGAAGGGCGGCGAGGTGCCGTTGGATGCCAGATCGCTGCGGAAACATGCGGGCAACGGTTGGGGTCTGGTGCGGGATCGTCGGCTGCGTAAGACATTTCATTGAGCGGCAACAGCGTACAGCGCCGATAGGCGACGATAATCGCTTATTTAAGCAAAATGCATGCTAAGTAGCTGTTTTATCAGGGAAAGTGGTTGGCTGGGGAACCTGGATTCGAACCAGGACTAACGGAGTCAGAGTGTTCTATCAGCCGTTGAAAAAGCTGACCTTTTTCTCTGCATGTCGCGTCTATGTCGCGTCGATTGCGAATAGAGCCTGCTCGGCAGCCGCCATTTCTGCTGCTTCATCTGCCGCCGGGAAGAGGTGCCCATAGGTGTCGAACGTAACCTGGATGGAGCTATGGCCCATGCGCGATTGCACCGCCTTTGCCGTCAGTTCTAGCCCGCCATCTGCCTTCCTATTGATGCACCACGAAGCGTACCAGTGTCGGAGGGCATGGAAGCCCGAGTATTTCGCTGCCAGGACCGGCATCCCTTCCTCGTCCGTCTCGCCGGTGACGATGGTAACGCCCGCGGCAATCTCAACCGGCCATAGGCCGCGCTTGAGCATGTTCTGATGGTTCTCGATGTTCCCGGCCGTGTTCGGGAAGACAAGCCCGGCCTCACTCTTGGGGCAAGCCAGTTTCCATTCCTTCAGCGTGTTAACGGCGATTGGGGACAGGGGAACGGTTCGCTGTCCTGCTTCGGACTTTGGCATCCCGATTTCGCCATATCGGTCGGCGCGCTGCCTGACATGCAGGATGCCTTTCTTCAGGTCCACGTCTTCCCACCGGAGCCCGCGCGCCTCGCTCGACCGAAGGCCGGTGAAGATCATGGTCACAAGGAGGGGGCGATATCGGCCCGTAGCAGCATCGAGGATGGCCCGGATCTCGGCATTGGTCGGAATGTCCGCGCCGACCCTCAATTTCGCCTTAGCGCGCTTCTCAGAGGCTTTCGTGCCCGATCTGGCCTTGGATAGCTCATGGACGGCATTTCGCACCACCACGCCCCGCCCTTGAGCGTCGGCAAGGATGCTGCCGAGGCTGACCGTAATGCGCTTCACCATCGGGGCCGATCGGCCTTTCTCGCGCAAGTCATCCTGGAAAGAGCGCAACCACGGCGCCGTGACCTTCGTCAGCTTCACTTGGCCGGCGAGAGGGACGATATGGAGGTTGAGGTGCTGCCGGCGCTGATCCATCGTCGTGCGCTCCAGCCCCGCCGCATCGCCAGATTTGAGCCAGAGCTTGCCGGCTTCCTCAATGGTGATGGTGGCGCTGTCCGCAACGTGAACGCCCTCCCTGACCTCCACCGAGGCCGTTGCGGCGAACTGATCCGCTTCCTTTTTCTTCGCGAACGTCTTCAGCCGGCGCTTGCCCTTGGTGTCGACGTAATCGACGACCCAGGCGGATTTCTCTACGCCTTTGGGAGTGGTCCACGTGCGTTTGCGGACTGACATCACTCACCGCCCATTTTCGGTTTTTGGATCGCATCGAAGATCTGCTCGATGGAAAAATCGGCGCAATCAGACCCTTCCTTTACGTGGCGCGCCAGTATCTCAATGGCCGACCGGAAAGCATCGCTCCGACCTGCCTCCTTCGCCAAGTCCGCACGCAACGCCGCGATTTCCATAGCTTCGTCTTGGAGTTGTTCGCGACGGGTTTGGAGATCCTTCTGTGTAAATTGTAGTTCCCTCTCTTTGAATTGTAGATTGTAAACGGCCTCATCTCGCTCGCGCTCGATGCCTTCGATGCGCTTATGCAGTGCCAGCATTTCTTCATCTGCGGGCCCGAAGGTCCACTCAAGGCGAGCAACAATCTCCGCGTTCATCGAACGACCATTTCTATCGGCCGCATCGGCAATCCGATCTCTCATGCCCTCTGGCAGGCGCACCATAAATTGATCTTGCTTATCACTCGGATATTTCGGCCGCGCCATCGAACGTCTCCCTCATTGAATAGTAGCGAGTTGCGATACTTTTCCACTTGCATCAATAGTACGGAGTCGCTAGTGTCAAGATGTAGCGAATCCGTATTGTTAACGCATCGTTCAAAAGGAGACAACGAATTGAATGAAATCGAAAACGGTATCGAGCTGATCTGGGGGGCCGAGGCGATTGCGAAGCTAATCGGTAGATCGACTCGAGCGACCTTCTACATGCTCGACAACGGCGAACTCCCCGCGAAGAAGGTCGGTGGGCGCTGGGTTGCCGAGCGCGGCAAGCTGCTGCGGTTCTTCATGGAGACAGCTGCATGAGGGCAAGAAACGAAGAAAGCGGCAGGGGCGTGGTTGGCGCCTGGACCCCCGCCGCTCAAGCAGATGTCGCTTTCCCAGCGACCCCTCCACATCAACGATAAGGACACCGTCGATGACGAAACAAGCTAAAGCACAATACTCCATGCGCGTCCAGATCATGGACAAGGGCGAGCCACTCGGCTTGCCGATGACAATTGTGGGGCGCGACGCCTGGATGCTCCAGGAACTCATCAGGGCCGGCAAGGCAGGATGCACCAGCATCGACAATCCCGCTCCGAGAATTTCCCATTACGTGTTCAAGCTCCGCGGGTGCGGGATTGCGATCGAGACCATTCATGAGCCGCATGCTGGCCCGTTCCCCGGCTCGCATGCTCGGTATTTTCTGAGATCCGAGCTTGTTGTTCTTGATGAGAAGGGGCTTGCCGCATGATTGGCGCTGCCTCTGACGAGAAGGTGAAGGCTGCCGCAAGGTGGCTCTCCGAACAAGACCCAGCACCGCCGCACGTCGTCAACGTCCTGAAGACGAAATTCGACCTGAAGGCATTGCAGGCGTGTGAAGCTTGCAAGCTGGCGCAGGATTACAGGAGGGTGGCGCTCAATGGCTAAGCTCCCCAACGATTTCCCGCCTATCGAGGAACAGGCTTTGCCCTGGCCAATCAAATCCGAGGAGCCAACGGATCAGGAGCGCAAGGCTTTCACGGCTGCGCGTCTTGAGCTGATGTCTCTCATCAACAGGGATTTCGATCGGCGTATGACGGCAACCGTGAAGCTGATCGCAGGCTTTCTGCTTGAAAGTGTCAACAGCGAGACGCTTCGTTGCTTCCCTTCATATCGCACGATCCTTGATACTCTCTGCGTCGTTAAAAGCGAAAAGACGATCGAGCGCGCCATAGCGGTCTTGCGTGAGCGGGGGTGGATTTACTCGTGGCGCCCCGATCGGACCAAATCCAATCACTTCGTCTTTCTCAAAAATGAACAGGTGGTTTCGCAAATCCTGAACTACCAGGACTATATGCGGGGCGTGCGCGAAGAGGACAGACTAGAACGCGAACGTACAAGAATGTCTGTTCGTGAAATGAGTACAGGTACGCAAATGTCTGCTCGCGAACAGACATCAGTGTCGGGTAAATCCTTTAACGTAATCCACGAACCTATCTCTAGTATAGAAAAGGGCGATAGCCTTATAGAGATCAACCCTTACGCTGCGCTCTCCTCTGGCAATGAGGATCTGCAGCCATTGTCGGTTCCCAAAAACGACCGAGAAGCTGAAGGCATTCTGGACGCGATCTGCGTAGATTTGCCCGAGGCTATTCACGTCCGCTCACACCTTAAGTTCTTGCTGACTGCCGGCGCCCTGACGAAACGCAAGGTGCTGAAGGTGGTCGCCGAACAGGGGAGGGCAGCGGCATGACTGACGCACAGATCATCGTATTCCCGCTCACACGGCGCGTCGGGAAAATCCGGACGGTCGCCGCAACCTTGAGCGGGATGAAGACCGACAAAATGGCGCGCGCCTACAGGATGCAGATAACTGCGGGGATCTTGGCCAACTTTGGCAAGCTTGGCGTCGCCCCAATCGACCAGAACGAACCTGTTTTTGAATTTTGGCGAGCAGTCCACGACGAGATTGCGAAAAGCATTGAAGGGGCAGCTTGATGGAAGAACGCTATTTTCCGGTATTTGCGCAGCAGCCGAGCGAAGAATTCGTGAGCGGCTGGCATGAGCACTTGAATTCGACCGGCTACCCGGAACAGTTCGATCGCGTCTCCACAGTGCGGCCGTTCAATCTGGCGGACGTCCGACTGCTCTCCGGTGAACTCCGGGTTCCGACGACGCGCCGCGAAGATCAGTCACTGGTGCCTTGCCCGCTGTGCCAGCCAAACAGTCCAAAATTCAAAGTCGGTCGAATGGCCTGGTTCCCGCACGAAAAGACAGTTCTCTTTATCGGTCATGAATGTGCGAAAAAGCACATCGGCGAAGACTATGTGAAGGCTGACGACCTCTATCGCAAACAGGCGCGCTGCCGGCGCTATCAGGCGTCGTGGGAAGAGTTCCAATTTCGCCGTGACGATCTGTGCGCCTTGGTGGCGCGCATGATGCCAGTGGCGAAGTCACTAGAGCTCTCGCGTTGGCACCAGTTGGAGAAAGATGCGCCAGGGTTCGCGCCGTTCCTCCATAACGAACTGTCCCTAATGAACGGCTCCATCTCTGTCATGGTGGATACTGGGCTGAAGGACGACCGGAAGAAGCGGATATTCGAAACTCTGCATGTCGGGGCGGTCCGCGGCTACGAAGTACTCGGCTCGAGCCGCAGACCGGTGAGGGACTTGGAGAAGGCAAAGCAGGTCCTAGATGACATTGCCAAGCCCCTACCTGATTGGAACGCCAGCGACGATGACACGGCTGGAATGGAGGAAATCCTTTCCCGCGGTCTCCGAGCGATGTCGATGCTGAAGAGCCTTCGCGAAACGCTCGCCTTCCTCCTGGCCGCCCGTGGCTTCTGGAATGCGGAAAACTTGGCCGTGCTTGAGAAATGGGGCCGGATGGATGAATCCCCGTTTGCTTCGTTGGAGTTCCGCAGAGAGGGCAACCGAGTATTCCTCCGGTCGGAGAGCTATCAAGGCAAGCACTACTCGAACATCACCGTACCTGACTCCCTTTTTGCGTATCTCCCCGATCCGGAGAGCTACGCGCCCCTGAGGACCATCAACGAAATTTACCCGGATGCAAAAACATGGCGCGCATGAGCACAAAACGAGTCCGTAAATTCGCTGGCAAGCGCTCTTATGAAATCGACCATGGGGTTTTCGCTTCTGGCTTTCATGTCTTCGCTGATGGTGCATGCGAACCAAACCCCGGCCCTGGCGGCTGGGGCGTGGCGGTCTTCCGGGACGGATTGGAAATAGCTTCTGATCATGGCAGCGACGCAGACACCACTAATAACCGGATGGAGCTTACGGGCCTCCTGAAGGGCATTGAGGCAGCTAAGGCGCTTGGCGCGCTAGTCACTGTCTGGTGCGACAGCCAGTATGCCGTGAAGGGTGCCAACGAATGGCGCCATGGCTGGAAGAAAAACGGCTGGCAGCGGGGCGGCGCGAACGCTGATCCGAAAAACCGAGTCCTGCTCAATGCCGAGCTGTGGCAAGCGATCGACGCGGCTCTTGCTGACGTCGAGCAGGTGACCATTTGCTGGTGCAAGGGGCATGCCGGTATCATCGGCAACGAGCGTGCGGACGAGCTGTCGAATATCGGCATTGCATCCGTCCTCGGCGTGCCGATGGCGCAAGAAACTGTTGATTACCTGACCGCCGAGTACCGGGATCTTTTGGCTGAATAATGCAGGAATCTCAAACCTTTGATATGGTTCGGCAAATCGCAAACGAGGACGTTTGAATGGGTCACTGGTACGTTGTAAGGACGCGGGCAGGGCAGCAGCAAAAGGCCACGCTCGAATTCGTGGAGAATGGAATTGCCGTCTACTGCCCGATGATGCGGCGGGAGACCAGGCACTTCCAAACCAAGAAATGGCTGATGAAGGAGTGCCCGCTCTTCACGGGCTACGTTTTCGCTTATCTGCGGATCTCGGACTTTGGCACGCTGCGTGAGATGCGGAATGTAGCCTCGGTCCTCGCGGACGCGGGAGGTACACCGATCCCGGTGGCGGGTAACATCGTGGAAGACATACGAGACGCTCAGGAGCGCGGTGACTTCGACGTTCTCCGGCCGCCTGTCCGTCGATTGAAGGCCGGCGACACCGTGCAGGTCAAGGGTGGGCCACTGTCGGGTCATTACGCTTCAGTAACGAATGTAAAGGGAAAGCGCGCGATTAAAGCTTTCGTGGAGATGTTTGGATCAGTGCGCGAAGTCGAAATTGGACTTGAAAGTATCAGGAGAGTAGCTTAGATTGCCGATCAGCGATTTGCAGCCTGTTCTGCTGGGCGCCATAGAGTGACCCACGAGGCTTAGGGGAGGTATCGCGGCTCCCCGCCTCGGCTTTACTTTGCCAAAATTCTCACTGGCAGGTTTGTTGGTTGCATGCTCATGGTTGAAGTACGATATGAGGTGAACGTCGAATCAGAGCAACGCGCGCATACCCCTCAGATCTTGAAGGCTTTTACCTGCCGAATTAGCGGGTGGTAGGCTGGGGCTTCGCTGATTTCGGAAGGAGAAGCGTTGAGCACTGTTACTGATGTCTGAACGCCGGCGTCTAGGACCCGCCACCCCCTTGGCCACGGTTTCTTGTCTAACTTTATAATCGCGTCCAGATTTCCGAACCCCAGCTTCCAGCCGTTGCAGTCGCGAACGCGTATGCGAGTCGGTTCGACCGCAATTGGGAGCAATTTCCCGTTCCCTGTGAGGTTGGGGCGCAGGAAATAGAGCGGTGCATCGAGATCCGCGGTTCCAAATATGCAATCCTTGATGATGGCATCATAGGACCCAAGGCGGGACCGTCGACTTTCAACGCGGTCCGCAGCGTCTGCGCGCCATATCAGCGACAGGACGAACTTCTTCAGGAGACTGGGCTGTCGGTTAGGTATGGCGAAGTCCTGTGTGGCTCGCTCGGAGTTAATTGCGCGGACAATCTCTACACCATACTTGTCTGCCAGACCCAGCTGGCGTTCGTGCTCATCACAAAGGATCTTCCAGCTCCATCGTCCGTTCTGGAACCTCCTAAGGCCAGGCTCTCCTAACCTCCCGGCCATGAGATGCTTGTCGCCCCGCTTAAGGTCCAGCGCGAGCGCTCGTGGGAGGATGTGAGATTTGACGGTTGGAGAAGCGCCGCAGACTAGGCAACAGGAATTTCTCGATTGAGGAGTCATGGACATCACCGGCACTACGCTTGGGGTGCTCTGTAAGATCTGCCGAACCGCTCTACCGCATCCAAAGGATCACGGCTATTGCGGCGAGCTCAAGCGCAATAAGCATCAACAGTGAGATGATTGAATAGCGACGCTTCTCCGCAAGTTCAAATTGCTCGGTCAGCAGCTTGTAAAAATGATGATCTTCCACAAAGGCCCCCATGCCCGTCCTCAAATCGTCGCGCAAAGGTTGCGCAGGCCGTAACGAAAGGCAAGAGACATGCTCCAGTACAGTGTGGCCGTCCGCAATGCCAAGCTCGACGCGGTCGAGACAACGATCGGCGGCTCGGCCGTTCTGAAGATCCGCACAGGCGCGGCGCCGGCCAACTGCGCGACGGCTGACAGCGGCACGGTACTCGCGATTTGCTCGCTCCCGGCTGACTGGATGGCCGCTGCCTCCGGTGGCACAAAGGCAAAGTCAGGCACCTGGGAAGACACCAGCGCGGACGCCGCCGGCACGGCTGCTCACTTCCGCCTCTATGCCTCGGACGGCACCACCTGCCACGCGCAGGGTACGGTGACGGCGACCGGAGGCGGCGGCGACATGACCGTCGACAATACCAGCTTTGCCAGCGGCCAGGCCTTCACGGTCACCGGGTTCACGCTCACGGCCGGAAACGCCTAAAACGGGCCCTCGGGGGTAGGCTATGCCCGTAGGAACGCCGGCAACACTCACGACCGCAGGGGCAACCGCCACATCGGTCACGACGGCCAGCTTTACCCCGAGCGCCAACGCATTGGTAATTGCCTGCTGCGTCGGCCGCGGTTCCTCGGCGACCATCCCGTCGATATCCGACAGCCTCGGGGGGACGTGGACGGCGATCGGGGCGGGGGCAGACGCAGGCAACGTCACCGGCCGGCTGTTCTATCAGGTTGCGAGCGCCAGCCCGTCAGCAATGACGGTCACCGTCAACACGACCGGCGGCACGCAGTCAGCGGTGGGCATTATCGAGGTCTCCGACGCCGGTACGGACTTCTCAAATTATCAGGCGGGCATCAACGCGGCCGGTGATCCATCCGTCACCATGGGCGCTTACAGCTCCGGCTCGCGCATCATGGTCTTCGGCATCGGCAATGCGGGCGCCGCCTGGGCTTCGCCCTCCGGCTTTACCGAGCTGTTTGACAGCGAAGTTGCAACGAACGTCCGGCTGGTTCCGAGCTACAACGACAGTTCGGCGAGCACGTCGCTTTCATGGACCAGCGCGGCGACGGACTCGATAGGCTTCGGGCTGGAGATCAAGGAACCGGCCGCCGGTGCAGTATCCGGGTCGGCCGCGATCACGGAAGCCCTCGACACCGTTTCCGGGTCGTCGCTGATCGCCATCGCTGGTGCGGCAATCCTTTCTGAGGAAAGCGACGCGCTGACGGCCTCCGGGTTGGTCATCTCTGGTATCTCCGGCCTGCTCTCGGTAACCGAAGAGGCGGACTCAGTAGCCGCAACAGCGACAATCGCCCTGCGCGCCTCGCTCGCTGCCTCGGAGAGCTCGGACAGTGTCTCGGCCTCGGCAACGGTAAACCTCGCTGCTACGGGCACCCTGAGCGAAAGCGGCGATACGCTCTCGATCGCCGGGAACGTCGCGATACAGGGCGCCGCCTCCATAGCCGAAGAGGCTGATAGCCTTTCCGCGGCCGCAACCATCGTTTCGGCCTCACGCACGGGAATAGCGTACATCGCCGGCGCAGGCGACACGCTCGCAAGTGCGTCGGTTCTCAGGCTCGTTGCAAGCGCCGGCTTAATCGAAGAGGGCGATAGCCTCTCGACCGTCGCCGGGCCAAGGATCAAGGGCGCTGCCGCCATTGTAGAGGCAGGAGACACGGTCACGGCTCGGGCCGTCCCGCTGCTCGTCTCGAGCCCGCAGGAAAGGGTAGCGACGGTTCCCGCAGAAGACAGGACGGCTGCCGTCATCGCAGAGACGCGTTTCGCCTCTGTAAGCGCGGAAATCAGATCAGTGGCGGCCCGGTCGGAAACGAGGCTGGCGGCTGCATGAAAGAGGGTGCGACATGGCTTTGACCTGGCCCGCGATAAAGGACCCGAACGAGGTCAAGGATTACAGCCTCGACTGGTCCGCTCTCCTTGGCGCGTCGGACACGATCACAAGTTCCACATGGAGCATCGACGAAGGCGAAGGCCTGATGATCGACAGTGACAGCCACAATGGCACAGAGACGACTATATGGCTCTCTGCAGGTTCGGACGGGACGAATTGCAGCCTGGTCAATCGCGTTGTGACCGCCGGCGGCAGGACGTATGACCAGACGGTAAGACTGAAGGTTAGGGCGAAGTAGGTTTGAGGTCGCCCATATGAATAAAGGGCGGTATGGAGCCCAGAGCACTCCCAATTGTCGCCAACATAGCCTTTAAAGGGCGACGGCCGCGTGACTTCCCTTCTAGGTAATGGGCGATTGGGCCCTCTTCCCAGTCGACTTCATTTCCTCTGTTGCTCGATCGGTACAGTCGCACTCTGAGTTCGCCGGTTTCGGTGTTGAAGCGCAGCGCGTGAGACAGATAGTTCCCATGCGGAAGCCCCTTTCGAAAGAACTCCCTTTCGACAATCGCCATGTGTCACCCATTGAACCGTTGATTCTGATTACCTTCACCGCCCAACCAAGTCGAATTCGTCGGGCAGGATTTACGAACGACCCTCAGCATGAGTGGTGCTTAGGTCGTTTGACTGCTTGCGTAGGTCACGTAAGTCTGGAGCAGTATGGACACTGCGGCGAAGAATGCGCCGCCGGCGTTAAGCCTTGAGATCAACGCTATTCGCTTCTCGACATGTTTTGGTGGACCGCTCAAATACGCCATGGGCAATGGAAAATTGAGGCTAGCTGAAGCAAACCAGAGAGCTGCGGACACGAGACCGGCAGTTGCCGAAGCGTACTGAACAAGAAGCAAGGAAATTCCCCGAACTATCGAATGTGAAAAACTAAGGCGCGTTCCGATTTGTAGCCAATGGCAGCATGGTGGATGCCCAAGGTCAAGGCCATCAAGTCGCTCCCTAGCAAATCGTCACCGATCGGGGTCGAAGGGGCCTCGCGTGTGGTCTCACTGAAAGTCAACATATGACAGATGAACCCCGAAATAACGGGGGCAAAACGGGAAAGCCGACGCCCCCTGTCGAGCATCAGTTCAAGCCCGGCAACCCAGGCCGCCCCAAGGGAGCCCGCAACAAGCTCGGGGAAGCCTTTCTCGAAGCGATGCACGCAGACTTCGACCAGCACGGCGCCGCCGTGATTGAGAAGGTCCGCACGGAGAAGCCCGACCAATATCTGAAGGTCGTCGCCTCGATCCTGCCCAAGGATCTGAACGTCAACATCAATAACATGGACGATTTAACGGATGACCAGCTTATCCAGCGCATCCGGCAACTCGACTCCGCAATCCGACCTTTCCTCGATACTCAAGGAGCAGGCGGCCCTGTTGGCGGAACTGGACCGGAGACGACGCACTAACCTGCTTAGCGGTTACAAACCGTATTCGAAGCAGATCGAGTTTCACGAGGCAGGGAAGGGCTATCGCGAGCGCCTGTTCATGGCGGGCAACCAGTTGGGCAAGACGCTGGCTGGTGCTGCTGAAGCGGCTATGCATCTCACTGGCCGCTATCCGGATTGGTGGGACGGCAAGCGCTTCGACAAGCCGGTGATCATGCTGGCCGGCTCTGAGTCCTATGAGCTGACGCGCGACGGTGTTCAGCGCCTTCTCGTCGGGCCACCAATGAACGAAGAGGACTGGGGGACTGGGTATATACCGAAGGCCGCGATTGTCGCCACCACCCGGCGCTCTGGCGTCTCTGGCGCGTTGGATAGCGTCACGGTTCGGCATGTCTCTGGCGGTTCGTCAACGCTGCTCTTCAAGGCATACGAGCAGGGTCGCGGTAAGTGGCAGGCAAACACGGTTGATTACGTCTGGTTCGATGAAGAGCCACCCGAGGACGTTTATTTCGAGGGCATCACGCGAACAAACGCAACGCGCGGACTGATCGCTGTCACGTTCACGCCTCTCAAGGGCATGAGCACGGTCGTTGCTCGCTTCATCATGCCGGGGGAGGATCCTGGCGCGCTGCAGCGTAGCGTCATCACCATGACGATCGATGACGCGGAGCATTATTCCGCGGAAGAACGCAAGCGCATCATCGATAGCTATCCGGCGCACGAGCGCGAGGCGAGAACGAAGGGCGTTCCATCGCTCGGGTCTGGCCGGATCTTCCCTGTGTTGGAGGAGAGCATCAAGATTGATCCCTTCGAGCTCCCGAAGCATTGGGTGCAGATCGGCGGCCTCGATTTCGGTTGGGATCATCCGACAGCAGGCGCTGGACTGGCATGGGACCGCGATGCAGACGTGGTCTACGTCACAAAGGTTTACCGGCAGAGCCATGCAACCCCAATCGTTCACGCCGCAGCGCTGAAGGCCTGGGGCATCTGGCTTCCGTGGTCTTGGCCGCATGACGGCAACAACGACATGGCAGCCGGTCCTAATCTCGCATCGCAGTACAGGGCGCAGGGGCTGAACCTGCTCCCGGAGAGGGCGACTTTCGAAGACGGCAGCAACAGCGTTGAGGCTGGCCTCATGGAAATGCTGGATCGGATGATAACTGGCCGCTTCAAGGTCTTCTCGACCTGCGGCGAGTGGTTCGAAGAGTTCCGGCTCTATCACCGGAAAGACGGCAAGGTCGTTAAAGAGCGCGACGACGTGATCTCGGCCTCTCGCTACGCGCTCATGATGAAGCGGTTCGCCAAGGTGAAAGCCGACGCCGCCGCGTGGAAGTTCCAAGATCGGAAGGTTGTTTGATGAAAACGGTTCTGACGTTCGAAGGCCAGGACATCGAAGCCATGAGCCGTGAAGAACTGGCAAAAGTGGTGCGCTATTTGGCGGCGGAAAACGAGAGGCTGACCCGCGACGCGCTTCGGCTTCACCGCGAGCAGGCCGAGACCTTTCGCAGGATAGCCAGGGTGACCGGCCATCGTGTTAGTGAAGAAATAAAGCCCTACCGGTCAGACATGCCGGAAGCGGAGAAGGAGAGAATGCGGGAACTCTCCGCAGCGCGCCTATCTCGTCAGACGGGGGACTGCGCCTAATGGCTGCGATGGACACCGCGCAAATTGCTGCCCAGGTCTCGCAGCTCGTCAAGGATTGCGAGAACTATCGGGACGAGCTTTCCGTCGATCGTATCAAAGCGATGGAGTATTACGACGGCGAGATGAAGGACACGCCGGCCGACGCGAACCGGTCGAAGGTCGTCTCTCGTGATGTCCGCTCGGCTATCAAGAAGGTTCTGCCGTCTCTCATTCGCACGATCCTCGGCAATGACAAGGTTGTCGAATACCAGCCGGTCAATGAAGGGGACGAGGCAGCGGCAGAACAGGCGACCGACTACATCAACTATGTCGTGTTCCCCGAGAGCGATGGCTATGACGCCGTACAGGACGCCGCGCACGACGCGCTGAAGCTCCGCAACGGCATCATCCGCTGGTGGTACGACAAGAAGCGGAAGGTTCAGGTCTCCAAGCATACCGGCCTTGAGGAACAGGCGCTGGTTCAGCTCGTCGCCGACGATGATGTCGAGGTGTTGGAGCAGGAGCAATACGAAGAGCAGATCGACACGCCGCAGGGACCGCAGCCGGTCACGCTCTACAATGTGAAGATCCGGCGCGTGTCCGAATACGGCTGCACGAAGCTCGCTGCGGTCCCGCTCGAGGAATTCCTGATCCATCCGGATGCAATCTCGATCGACGACAGCCCGATAACGGGCATGAAGACGCGCCTGCGCCGCTCCGATCTGGTCGAGATGGGATACGATCGAGAGAAGGTCGACAGCTTCCCGGCCTCGGGCTCGGATATCGAGGAGGAGGAAGAGGAATTCACCCGTAGGCGCGATGCCTTCGACGAGAACGATTCGATCGTCAAGGCGCTGCAGGAGGTCGATTACTACGAGCTCTATGTGAAGATCGATGCGGATGACGACGGCATTGCCGAACTGCGCCGCATGGTCTTTGCCGGCGGCCTGGCAGAGGTCAACCTCCTCGAAGATGAGGAATGGGATGAGGTTCCCTTCGCCGACCTGATCACCGAACGCCGACCGCATCAGCGCGAGGGCAATTCGGTCACCGACGACATGGCGGAGATCCAGCGCGTTAAGACGGTGCTGATGCGCCAGACGTTGGATAACCTGTACTGGCAGAACAATCAGCAGCCCATCGTGCAAGAGGGCGTCATCCAGAACCCGGAAAGCGTGCTGAACCCGAAATTCGGGCAACCCATCAGGGTCGGGCAGGGAACGGACGTTCGCGCCGCGGTCGGCTACACCACCGTGCCATTCGTCGCCGAGCAGTCTTTCGGCATGCTCGCTTACATGGACCAGGAAGCAACCGACCGTACCGGCATTTCCGACGCATCGAGTGGCATGGCACCGGATGCGCTGCAGAACATGACGGCGAAAGCCTCGGCGATGATCGAAGCCGCCGGGATCGGCCAGACCGAATTGATGGTCCGCACCTTCGCGCAGGGGCTGAAGCGCGTGTTTCAGGGCCTGCTGCGCCTCATCATCAAGCATCAGGACAAACCGCGCACGGTGAGACTGAGAAACCAGTGGGTGACGTTCGATCCTCGCCAGTGGAATGCGGACATGGACGTCACCGTGAACACCGGGCTCGGCGCCGGCACGCGTGAACGCGACATGATGATGATGCAGGTGGTTGGCCAGCAGCAGGAGAAGCTGCTCGCGGCTTACGGGCCGGTCAACAACCCCTATGTGTCGGCGGAGAACATCTGGAATTCGGTGTCGCGCGGTGTCGAGGCGGCCGGCCTGCGCACTCCGGACCTGTATTTCACCAAGCCGACGCCCGAGCAAATCAAGCAGTTGGAACAGGCGCAGGCGAACAAGCCCGATCCTGAGATGGAGAAGGTCAAGATCAAGGCCCAGGCCGACCAGCAGAAGGCCCAGCTCGACGCGCAGCTCCAGCGCGAGAAGATGCAGCATGAGGCGCAGCTTGAAACGCAGCGCATACAGCAGGAAATGGCGCTCAAGCGCTACCAGATCGAGCAGGAAATTCAGCTCAAGCGGCAGACCAACGCCATGCAGATGCTGACGCGTGATCCGGTATCGAGCGTGAACATCGGCGGGGATCCGGGCTGATGCGGCAGGAAGACAAGACCGCCGCCGCCCGCGTGCTGCTCGACATGCCGCTGTTTCACCTGCTCATGGAAGAGCTCGAAGCGGCCGCCGTCAACGGCTGCGTCAACGCCAAGAACACAGATCATGATGCCCGCGCCGCCTTTGCGGCCGAGGTGCGGGCAATCCGAAATCTCAAAGGCAAGATCAAGTTCCTCGCCGAGGGACAATCCTCTGCCGATGGGAAGGGCGCCCCGGCATAGGGCCGCGGCCAAACCTAAAAGGCAAAGCCAGACATGACAGACGCAGCCACCAACTCCCCTTTCGTGGGGGAGAGTGATAGCGGTCGCCCCGCACTCAGCTTCGATGACGCTGTGAACCTCGACTTCGCCGAGTCCTCCGAGACCAACGAGCCGGACGAGGAAGAGCAGCAATCGACGAATGCGACGGATGAGGCCTCTGAAGATGGCCAAGAGACCGACGATCCCGCAGCCGAAAGCGACGAGTCTGCTGAACCCGAAGAAGAGGGCGCGGAGACCAACGAAGCCCAGGACACCATCATTACCCTGAAAGGCGGTGAGCAGGTTCCTCTCGAGGAGCTGAAGCAGGGTTATTTGCGGGAGAGTGACTACCGCCGGAAAACTCAGGAGCTCGGCAACAAGCGCGGATCTCTTGAGGCCATGACCACCCGCGTCGCCTCCACGGCGAACGCCATCGCAGAATTCCTGATCCAGCAGCTTCCACCGGAGCCATCGCGCACTTTGGCGATGCAGAACCCGAACGAGTACACGCGCCAGAAGGCCGTTTACGACGGGGCTCTTGAACAGGTTCAGCGCCTCATCGACATGAGCGCCGAGCCGAAGCAGGTGGCGGGCGAGCTCAAGCAGGCCGCGACAGAGGAAACTCTTGCGGCCGAGAACGCCAGACTGCTCGAAGCCTTCCCGCACCTCGCCAAGGAGGAAGCCCGAGAGAAGTTCTTTACCGACGCCTTCAAGGCCGGCCAGGACTTCGGGTTTTCTCAGGACGAGATGCAGGGTTTCACCGATCACCGTTACTTCAAGGTCATGCACTACGCCATGCTCGGTCTTCAGGCAGAGCAGGCGAAGAGCAAGGCCATGACGAAGGTGGCAAACGCCCCGCCGGCGACGGCGAAGGCCAAGCCGAACGGGCCGGTTAACCCGCAGGCGCGCAAGAATCAGGATGCGATGAAGAGGTTGTCAAAAACCGGGTCGATCAAGGACGCGATGTCGATCGACTTTGAATAACCCATCTTCAAAGGATCAGAACCATGGCAGCTCTCGCCAACACCTTCCAGACCACGAATGCGGTCGGCAACCGTGAAGAACTCTCCGACGTGGTGTCCCGCATCACGCCGGAAGACACCCCGATTTACTCCCTCATCGAAAAAGGCAAGTGCGTTTCCGTGCATCCCGAGTGGGAAACGGATGAACTCGCCGCGCCGGCCGCGAACATCAAGCCTGAAGGTGACGAATACACCTTCGGCGCCATCACCCCTCCCGAGCGCATGGGCAACTATACCCAGATCATGCGCAAGGAGTGGATCATCTCCCGCACGCAAGAAACTGTGAGCAACGCCGGCAACGCTGAAAAGCGGAAGTATCAGAAGCTGAAGAAGGGCGTCGAAATCCGCAAGGACGTCGAGTTCGCCATCGTCGACACCAACGCTTCCGTGGCAGGCTCGACCCGCGAATTCGGCTCGCTCAACACCTGGATCGAGACCAACGTCTCCCGCGGCACCGGTGGAGCCAACGGCGGCTTCGACTCCGGTACGGGCCTCACCGTTGCCCCGACCGATGGTACGCAGCGCGCATTCACGAAAACCATCCTGGATAGCGTGATGCAGTCGGGCTACCAGAGCGGCGCCAACTTCCGGCACGTCTCGGTATCTCCCTACGTCAAGAGCGTGTTCGTCACGTTCATGTCGGACGCCAACGTGGCCCCGTTCCGCTATGCCGTCTCCAAGGGCGGTGAGCGCAACACCATCGTTGCGACGGCCGACTACTACGAAGGCCCGTTCGGCACGGTCATGATCCACCCGAACCGCGTTCAGGCGGTGGGTGCGCAGCAGGCGCGCAATGCCTTCTTCCTTGACACCGACATGGTCGAATTCCTCTGGCTCGACAAGATCCAGGAGGACAAGAAGGTCGCCAAGACCGGCGACGCCGACAAGGGCGTGATTATCGGCGAAGGCACGCTCAAGGTGAAGAACGAGAAGGGCCTCGGCGTCGCTGCCGACCTCTTCGGCCTCACCGCCGCGAGCTAATCGGCCTCGATCATCATCAACAGGGGCGGGCTTCGGCTCGCCTCTTTCCATTTCAGGAGACAGAGACAATGGCAGACGCCAAAAAGACCCCCGTCAAGCTGCTCTATGACGTGTGGTTCAAGGATGACGAGCGCACGCCGGCCGGGACCGTAATCGAAGTTCCGGTTTCGGAAGCCAAGAAGCTCATCGACGCCGGTAAGGCCGAGCGCGCCGATCCGCTTCCTGGAGACGCCGAATGATCATCAGAGACGGAGAGTGGACGCTCTTTGACCACGACATGATGACCGGCCGCTCCGTCTGGCACTATTTCGACGGGGAGAAGGACGTTTTCCGCGTCGATTATCCGATCACGAACATCGTCAACCAGAACCAGGCGGTCCGCAATGAGGCGAGCCGCGCATGGGCCGGGGACTGGCACCGTGTCGCATCGATCCCGCTTAACGTCGCCTACGACTCCGGCCTCGTGCAGGCCCATAGCGAGGGCAACGACCGCTATGTGAAGCGGTTCCTCAACAGTTCCGATAACCGCGCCTGGCGGACGAAAGAGGGGCATCTATGACCATCTCGGACTATGCGTCCCTCCTGGTGGATGCCGGCGAGTATTCGGGGCGTGAGGACATCGCGCACATCTACCCGCGCCTGCTCGGCCTCGCAGAGCTCAAGCTGAACCGCGGGCTTCGCGTTGCCGACATGGAAGTGACCGACGAAATCTCTCTGGTCGACGGCGACGGCACGCTTCCGCCTGACTTCCTCGAGGCGCGCGAGGTCAAGAACGCAGCCGGCATTCCCATTCGTGCAATCTCGCTGCAGCAGTTGACGAACAGCTATATGGACCGGAGCGGCACAGCGCCGATCGGCTATGCCATCGTCGGCAGCACCATCAAGGCGCGTCCTATCTCCGATCAGGACCTTACCGTCACCTATTACGGGCGCATTCCGGCGCTGACGCCGTCGAACCCGACGAACTGGCTCTTGGAAAAGGCGCCCGACGTCTATCTCTTCGCCGTGGTCAATGAAATCGCGATCTGGGGCAAGAATGTCGACGGCGCCACGGCCGCGCAGCAATTGATGATGATGGCGCTCAGTGGGCTGAAGATCGAGGACGAGCGCAGCCGCTGGGGCAATGCGCAATTGGTTGTCGGAGGGCCGACCCCATGACCTTGCTGACAGCGATCAATGAAGCGTGCGACATCGTTTCTCTCTCCCAATTCGACAACGTCTACGGCTCCGACGAGCCGAATGCGCAGACGATGGTGGCGATGGCACAGGAAGCCGGCGACGAGATTGCGCGCCGTGCCGATTGGCAGCAGACGCTGAAATTCCACACGGTCACGGCGTCGCCTGAAAACCTCCCCGATGATTTCCAGCGGCTGACCCCCGGCGGCTCTGTCCGGACCTCTGCCGGCGCCTTCGTGCGTCCCGTCACCAACAGCGGCCAATGGGCGGTCATCGTCGGCATTCCCTCGGCGCAACCTTATTTCTTCGTCAAGGGCGGCCAAGTGCTGATTTCTCCCGTGTCGGCCGCTGCTGGCGCGGTGATTGACTATGTTTCGAAGAACTGGGTTCTGCACGATCCGGACGGCCCGCAGGCGACGTTCTCGGCCGATGACGACACCACCCTCTTTCCCGAGCGTCTTCTCGTGAAGGGCATCATCTGGCGCTGGAAGAGGCAAAAGGGCCTTTCCTACGAGGACAACCTCGCAGAGTTCGAAGCTGACCTCGCGCAGGAGATCAATGCCGACAGGGGGGCAGGATGAGAATTCAGCCCAGACCGGCCCGCATAGGGCAATCCAATCGCGGGGCGGTCTCTATCGGGCGTCAGCAGTCATCGCAGCCAGTGACCTTCCCTGCACCAAAGGGAGGCCTTGTCACCACGGCGGACATGGCATCGCAAGAACCCGGCTCGGCAACCGTGCTGCGCAACTTCTTTCCGACCCTGATGGGCTGCAAGATCCGCGGCGGATCGCAGAAAAGGGCGCTGGCGGCGGGCGGCGGCGATGTAAAGAGCGCGTTCAAGTACAAGTATGGCAGCAATGAAAAGCTGTTCATGGCGGCGGCCACGGGCATTTTCAATATGACCTCGCCGGCCGCGCCCCCGACCACAACGGCGGCCGATGTTTCGGGCCTGAACGGCGGCGACTGGTGCGCCTTCCAGCATACCAATGCCGGCACGTCTTGGCTCGTCTGCCTGAACGGTGCCAACGACCGGCAGCTTTATAACGGCACGAGCTGGACGACGACACCGGCCATCACCTTCACCGATGGCACGACGATGCCGCAGCTCAATTATGGTTGGCTCTTCAAGAACCGGGAATTCTTCCTCAAGAACGGCACGCTCGACGCCTATTACCTGCCCGTCAACGCGATCGGTGGCGCGGCCGTGGTGTTCCCGCTTGGCGGCGTGATGAAGAAGGGCGGCTCGCTGCTGACCGGCTTCTCCTGGTCGCTGGAGAGTGGCGACGGCCTCAACGACATGTGCGTCTTCGTCTCGACCGAGGGCGAAATCGCGGTCTATGCCGGCTCCGATCCCTCGAGCGCTTCCGACTTCGCGCTGAAGGGCGTCTATCAGATCGGCCGGCCGCTCGGCAAAAATGCCTGGATCAGGGCAGGGGGCGATATCCTCATTGCCACCACGGACGGGCTCACGCCGATGTCGCAGGTTTTCCAGCGCGACCGGCAGGCGCTTTCGCTCGTCTCCGTCTCCCGCCCGATAGAGGACGACTGGCGCAAGGCCGCGAACGCCACCGGAACCGGCTGGACGCTGAAGCAGTGGCCGGAGCAGAACCTCGTCTTCGTGGCCTTCCCGGAAAACACCGTCATCACCGACACGACCTTTGTCCTGAACGTTCTCACCGGCAAATGGTCGACGATCAGCAACTGGCAGGCGCTTTGCTACGAGACCCTGCAAGGCGGGCTCTTCTTCGGCTCGCTCGACGGCTACATGTGGCAAGGAGATGCCGGCGGCACCGATGACGGCCTGACCTTCTCGGCAACCTATCTCTCCCAGTTCTCGCCTGCAGGCCAATTCGGGCAGAGGGCAACCGCGACCCTCGCGCACATGTATTTCCGGGCGAAGACGAAGCCGAAGGTCAGGCTGTTCGCCCGCGCCGACTATGACCGGTCAACGCCCACGTTCAATTCGGTAACCGAGGGGGACGCCAGTTCTTCGGAATGGGATGTGGGCCTCTGGGATGTAGCCGTCTGGGATGGCGCCTCGACCGTCCAGCGCTTCGACTTCCGTCAGAACGTCCGTGCCGCCGGTGACATGCTGGCGGTGGGTTGCGTGATCACCTCGGGCGGAGGCTTCAAGCTCGATATCGAGGTTGACCTTGCCACAGTGCAGGTTTCCAACGGGGAGGCAAGCGCCTGATGCTGCCTAGCGATCCTGAGAAAGTCCGCGCTGCCTTGCTGCGCTGGACACGTGGCGATGAGGCGGCGGCCGATTTCCTAAATGAGATTGCCGAGATTGCCCGTCTGGCGGATGACGTCGTTGACGAGGACGAATGCCGGCAGCGCAACGTCTGCTGGCTCCTGGTCCGGACGCTGACGCGGCTGCCGCTGAATCCGTTCTTCATCCGCCATGCTGCCGCGCTGGCACCGCTGATCAACAGCGTCATCGTGCAATGGCAGCTTTCGGATGAATGGCGCTCCTCGCACGACGCGCTGAAGCGGCAGTTCGGCTTTGTCATGCGCGAGGCGGTCGGCTCGATCGTCACCGCCGTCGCGGCCATCATTGGCGGCTACGACCACGCCAAGACCGTCACGGAAGACTTTTTCCACACTTGCCATTCCGGCTCGCGAGAGACCGTCGAAGACTGGATGAAGGATTGACACATGGGCCTTTACGGTAGCGCTCCGGAAGCTCCTGACCCGCAGGAAACCGCTTCCGCTCAGACGGCGACGAACATCGGGACATCCGTTGCCAACAACGTTATGGGCAACGTCAACCAGGTCACGCCCGATGGCAATCTGACTTACACCTATACGACGCAGAAGTGGAAAGACCCGCTTAGCGGCAAGGAATACGATCTGCAGGTCCCGACCGCGACGCAGACGCTTTCCCAGCAGCAGCAGGCAATCAAGAATCAGACCGACGCCGCCGAACTGAACATGGCGTCGCTTGCCAACAACCAGTCGGGGAAGCTGAACGATCTTCTCGGCAAGCCGATTGACATCTCCGGCGCTCCGGCCGCGGGCAACGCTGGCGCAATCGGCCTGCCGCAGTATCAGCAATTCCAGAATGGCCCACAGCTCCAGACGAGCCTCGGCAATTACGGCAACGTTCAATCTTCGATCGCTGGGGCCGGCAATATCCAGAAGCAGGTTGCCGACAGCGGCCAGATACAGAACCAGCTCGGCAATGCCGGCGACATTACCCGCAGCTATGAGACGGACTTCAGCGCCGACCGGCAGAGGGTAGAAGATGCGCTCATGCAGCGCCTCAACCCGCAGATGGAGCGTGACCGGGCCGCTCTGGAAACCCGGTTGACCAATCAAGGCCTGCAGCCGGGTTCAGAAGCCTATAACCGGGCGATCGACGAGGCGAACCGATCTTCCACGGATGCGCGCCTCGGGGCCATCCTGAGCGCAGGGCAGGAGCAATCCCGTCTTGCCGGGCTCGCCAATCAGTCGGCAACCTTCCAGAACTCAGCCCAGCAGCAGGCCTATAATCAGCTTCTCGGCTCCGGGCAGTTCGCCAATTCCGCGCAGGCGCAGCAATACGCCCAGAACGCCAATAACATGCAGATGGGCAATTCCGCCCAGCAACAGCAGTTCGGGCAGAACCAGGCGCAATTGCAGGCCAACAACGCCGCGCAGCAGCAGAAGTTTGGCCAAGGGCTGGCCGGAGCTCAGTTCGGCAACGACGCTCTGCAGCAGCAGTACCAGAACCAGAACACGGCGACGGCCGGCAACAACGCCCTGCAGGATCAGAGCTTCAACTCGCAGCAGTCGAAGTTCAACATGCAGAACCAGCAGCGGGCGCAGTATCTGAACGAGCTTTACGCCCAGCGCAACCAGCCGATCAATGAGATCATCGGCCTCATGTCCGGGGCCCAGGTCAACAGCCCGAGCTTCGTCCCGACGCAGAGCAACCCAATGCCGACCGTCGATTATGCCGGCCTCGTGCAGCAGGACTATGCGAACAAGATGGGCGCATACAATCAGCAGCAAGCCGGCATGCAGAGCCTTTTCGGCGGGATGCTCGGTTTCGGCGGCCAGCTTGCTAGCCTCTCGGACAAGAACGCCAAGAAGGACATCAAGAAGGTCGGCGAGCTGAAGGGCCACGGGCTGTACGAATATTCCTATCGCGGCAAACACAACGATGGAAAGCGGCACATCGGCGTCCTCGCTCAGGAAGTCGAGAAGAAACGGCCGGATGCCGTGTCGCGCCGCCCTGACGGCCTTCGACAGGTCGATTACGGCGCGCTCTTCAATGCAGGGAGGCGCAAATGATGGGTTACACCGGCTATGGCGCGGCTCCCACGCGCGAGGAGCTGGCAAAGCGGCTGCAGGCGCAAATCATGGGACAGGCCCTGCCACAGACCATCGGCGGCGGCATGGGCATGCTCGGCGCCGGCCTAGCGGCAGGTTTTGCCAAGCAGAATGCAGCTTTCCCGACCGCTCCGGGCGCCGCAAAGCCGTCTCTGATGACCGGCTTGGCTAATTTCTTCACTGGCGGCCGCAATGGAGGTCTTTACTGATGGCCCTTTCCTTCTTGTTCGGCGGCAACACCAAAGAGACGCCGGAATCCATCAAGCGCAAGCGTGAGCTGGCAATGGCGATCATAGGCGCCTCGCCCGCGCCGAAGAATATCGGCGAGGGCCTGAACGCGCTAGGCTCAGGCATTGTTGCGGGTGTCATGAACCGGCGCGCCAATAAGGCGGAAGACGAGGGCCGTGCCTCTGCGGATACGGTTTTCAAGAGCGCGATGCAGGGCCAGCTTGCCAGCCAGATCATGGGAACCGCGCCATCGAGCATGGGGATCAATCCGGCGAGCGGCGGTGCATCTGGCGGTTCCGGCTCCTATCGTGACGCCATAGCCTCGATCGAGAGCGCCGGGAGCGGCGATTACAAGGCTGTCGGCCCGACGCACCCGAAGATGGGCCGTGCACTCGGCCGCTACCAGATCATGGAGGCCAATGTCGGGCCGTGGTCGCGCGAAGTGCTCGGTCGCGAGGTGACCCCCGACGAGTTCATGGCGAACCCTCAGCTTCAAGACGCCATTTTCGACGGCAAATTCAACAGCTACGTGCAGAAGTTTGGGCCGGAAGGCGCGGCGCAGGCGTGGTTTGCAGGCCCGGGCGGCGTCGGCAAGACGAACCGCAAGGACTCCCTCGGAACAGACGTCGGCACCTATGGGCGCAAGTTCATGAACGCGCTCGGCCCCCAGGCTCAGCAGTCGACAGAGGTAGCCAGCCTTGACCCTGCAGCCGGCATGCCTTCGCAGACCGCCACAGACGCGGTCAACGCTATGGCTGCCGGAGGTGGCGCTGTTATCGCCGACGAGTCTCAGTACTCGCCAGAGGACAAGGCGCGCCTTGCCGCTCTGCGCGGCCCCGCACCTTCTTCCGTCGCTTACAGCGGCCCAGGCGCGCGCATAGACACGCCCACGGCTGTCTACGACGACAAAGGTTTCCGTATGGAGCCGCAGGGCCAGCGGCCGCAGCAGGCCACGCCGTCCTTGTCGGACGAGGTGGCAGCCTTTGAGCAGACCCCAGAGTACCGGGCGCAATTCCCCGGCATGAACGCCCATCAGCCTCCGCAGGGGCCAATCCAGAACGCCCCGCAGCAGCAGTCTGCCATTCCCCCGCAGGTCCAAGGCTCTCAGCAGCTCGCCAACGCCCAGGGCGGCATCATGCCCGCGCTGATGGGCGGCGCTCCGGCCTCTCCCGATCAGATCGCGCAGGCCCAGGCAATGGGGCAGCAGCAGCCCCCGCAGCAGGCGCCGGCACAGGGTGGGCCGGATAAGGTGGCTCTCCTTCAGGCCCTGAGCAATCCGTGGCTGTCGCCGGAACAGAAGGCCGTCCTTCAGACGCTGTACCAGCAGCAGGAGCAGGAAGAGCAGGCAGCCCGCGAGCAGCAGATATGGATGCAGCGCCAGCAATACGAGCAGGAAGCGAAGCGCAATGATCCGTCGTACCAGCTTGGGCTGAAGAAGACCCAGGCCGAACTGGATCAGATGGGCAAGCCCGAATATCGGACGCTCACGCCGGAAGAGCGCGAGCAATACGGCATTCCCGACACCGATCAGCGTCTCTATCAGGTCTCTCGCGGTGGCAAGGTGGATGCTGTCGGCGGCGCCGGCCAGACAATCAATGTCGGCAACGAGATTGATGCTCGTAAGGCCGCAGCAGCAGAGCTAGGGCTTTCTCCGGACGACCCACGCTATGAGTCGTTCGTGCTAACCGGGAAGTTCCCGCGTGAAGACTCCCAGTCTCTTACGGCGACTGACAAGAAGGCTATCCTGGAAGCGGATGAGATGGTGGCGGCAAACCAAAGCGCCCTCGATGCCCTGTCGCAAGCAGAAGGGCTTTCCGACAAAGCGAATAGCGGCTGGTTTGCTGGCGCTCGGGCGTCGATCGGCAACAATCTGCCTGACTGGATGGTGCCGGACATCGTGTCGAGCCCGCAAAGCTCCCAGGCCACGACCGATATGGACAACGCCATCATTGGTCAGGCCATCACGCAGCTCAAGACCATCTTCGGCGGGAACCCGACAGAGGGCGAACGAAACATTCTCCTCGAACTTCAGGGTTCGTCGACTATGCCTCGAGAGGTCCGCAAGCAGGTGTTTTCCCGCGCTCGAGCGTTGGCCGAAAAGCGGCTGCAATTCAACAACGACCGAGCAGCCGACTTGCGCGGCGGCACCTACTATAAACCCGATCGGGCGGCGGCCACGGGTCAGAGCATAGATGACCTTCTGAAAAAATACGGAGCTCAGTAAATGGCCACTGTCGAGCAACTATCGAATGCTCTCATCAATGCCGACAGGGCCGGTGACGTCGAGGCCGCGCGGGCGCTCGCGGCTGAGATTTCGCGCATGCGTGCGGCGTCACCGGAGACACCGTCCACTTTGCCGCAAACGCAGCAGCCCTCAGAGCCGCAACAGGCGGATGCTCGCGATAACTGGCTTGGGCGTGCTGATACGTTCATGCGAGGCGCTGCGGACACGATGTCGTTCGGCATGGCTGATGAAATTGCCGCCGGCGGAGATGCGCTCTTGAATCCTCTCTTCGGAACGGGTCAGGACGGCGGCTCGCTTGCCGAGCGATACGATAGAAACCTGAAAGCACAACGCACGACGGACGAGATCGATGCCAAGAAGCGAACGGCCGAGCGTCTCACAGGTCAAATTCTCGGCGCCGTGGGCGGTGGGGTTGGGCTGGCACGGAACGGCTTGTCAGCGACGACAAATGCGATCAATGCTGGCAAGGGTTTGCGAGGCGTAACTGTAGCCTCCGCGAAAGAGGGCGCAGTCCTCGGTGCTCTTCAAGGTTTTGGTACCGGGGAAGGGTTCGATGACCGCATATCGAGCTTGACGACCGGTCTTGCCGCCGGTCTGGGCGTAGGCGCAGCGTTGCCTGGCGCAACGACGGCCATAGCGGGTGCCGTAAAAGGTGCTACCGCTCCGTTTGTCGCTCCCTTCCGCCCGGCCGCATACACCGACAAAGCCCTCCGAACTTACTTGCAGCGGTCCGGCAAGACGCCTGAGCAGATTGCAGACATCATGCGCTCCGCGGCCGATGATGGGCAGTCGATGTACACGGTAGCCGATGCGATGGGGAACGCCGGACAGCGGGCACTTGTGCCGGTCACCAGAACGCCGAACGATGCCCGCCAGGAGGTGACTGACTTTCTCGTTCGCCGTCAGCTTGGTCAGCCTCAGCGACTGGCGAATGCCTTGGCCGAAGGTTTCGACGCTCCGCAGACCTCGGATCAAGTTAGTCGCGCCTTGACGAACGCCCGCGATATCGAAGCTGACCAGCTCTACACCGCGGCCCGCCGGGGCGCCGGCCCTGTCAACGTGACGCCTATCCTCGACAGGATCGACGAGACCCTGTTGCCGGGCGTCAACCGAGTTGTCAGTCCCCGGGATAATATCGGGTATGACACAATCGAGGGCGCGCTTGCCCGTGTTCGCCGGATGATTTCGGACGGAAATTCGCAGGTCACCGATTTCAATGCTCTCTTCCGCGCGAAACTCGATCTCGATGACATGATCACGAAGGCAGAAGGGCAGGGGGCGGGAAACAGGGCGAACTACCTCAGCCAGGTGAAGCGGGAGGTCGATCGGGCGCTTGAAAACGCGTCTCCCGCCTACCGGAATGCCAACGATACGTTTGCCAGTCGGAGCAGAGTGATCGACAGCGTGGCGGAAGGTCAGGCGGCAAAGTCGGGCCGCGTCCGGTCAGAGAACAGTATTGAGCAGTTCAATGCACTGACGCCAGAGCAGCGGCAGGCGTTCCGGTCCGGCTACGTTGATCCGATCATCGCGGACATCGAAAGCCTTCCGATGGGGCCGGCCACAAACCGGGCCCGTGGTTTGACGACACCGAAGTATGAACATGAGTTTCAGGCGTTCGCCGCTCCAGGCCGCGCTGAGCAGCTCGGGAACCGCATCGGCCGAGAGAACCGGATGTTCGAGACGTCGAATGCCGCACTTGGCAATAGCCGAACCGCTGACAATCTCGGCGACATCGACGACATGGCAAACTTTGACCCGGCTGTCCTCACGAACCTTCTGACCGGAAATTGGAAGCAGGCTGCACTGACGGGTGCTCGCCAGGCTTTCAACGCCGGCAAAGGCCTGCCGCCTCGTGTCGTCGAAAGAGTGGGGCGCTCACTGGTCGAAACAGATCCGAATCAGGCACTGGCGACACTTAACCGAGTGCGTGGGCAGCAGGTCAGTCGCGATCAGCTCCGCGCGATGATCCTGGAGAGCATGCTGCAGGGGTCGAATGCCGGGATTGCCCGGCTACCATAAATGGCGATACCGGGAGGAAACCCAGAGGATGAACACGGCTCCGGTGCCGAAACCGAGAAAAATGGCAGTCCAGTCAGCCCGGAATGAATAGAAATACCCAGCCCATCCGAGTGCAACGATTAAGAAAAGCAGCCGAAAGCTCTCCGGCCGCCGATCGATCTTCGGTTCGTGTGGGTCGTGCTCAATAGTGGGGCGTGCGCTCATGACCACAACATACACGAGTGTCGTGGAAAATGAAGATGGCGCTCGTCGAGCTTCAGTACCCGTACCCACCCGGGCGAGATTGTGCACTTCGGTTTCCGCATCTGTTGCCCGCAGCGTCGCGCTGCCAATCGTACTGGCAGTTTCCACGGTACGGTGCGTACGATGGATAGGACGAACCACCACCGCAATTATGTTTCGCGCAGACGGCTACCGCGGTTCCCACCAATGCTACGGCTACGATAGCCGCCGCAGCCTGGTTCTCCCGCTGCACCATGTTGACGCATTCGATTGGGTCAATGCGGCGACGCGCGAGCTCGCTGGTTAGCTCCTGCGTAAAGGCCAGATCGGTATTTGTTATGAAAGTTCGACAGAGCGCTGACTTGCTCACACCCTCAGGATTTTTGCGGAAACCTACCTGTGTCGTTGTGCAACTCGACAAAACAAACGTCATTGCTGCGGCAATAGATAGCCGCCCCGCCAAGTAAAAATTCAAGATGTGCCCCCTTAGTTCCCCTGAGGCGCACTCAACAACTTATTGGCGACTAGTGTCAATAGACGTCGATACGAGAAAATCTAGCAAAGGCTCCCTCGCGGGGCCTTTTTTCTATGGAGAATTCCAATGCCCAGAACTGGTGGCGTCTATTCCCCTCCTGCCGGCACGAAAGGCGTGTCCAACACGACCATTCAGAGCGTGCCCTACAATGCATTCGTGGACGATCTGACGGCGGATGCGAACGCGGCACGTCCGATAACGGCCGGCGGTACGGGGGCGACGACGGCGAGCGGTGCGCGCACGGCGATTGGGGCGCAGGCTGCAAGCGCCGCTCTGACATCGATCGCCGCTTTGACTACGTCTGCCGACAAGCTCCCTTACACGACGGCCTCGGACACGTACGCGGTTACCACACTTACGGCATTCGGTCGCTCGTTGATCGATGACGCCGACGCCACCGCCGCCAGAACCACTCTCGGCCTGACCATCGGAACCAACGTCCAGGCTTATGACGCGGGTCTCGCCTCGATCGCCGGACTTACGACGGCCGCCGACCGGATGATCTACACCACCGCGGCGGACACCTATGCAGTGGCAACCTTGACGGCCTTCGGACGGTCACTTCTCGATGACGCAGACGCCACGGCGGCACGGACGACGCTCGGGCTCACCATTGGCACCAACGTTCAGGCGTACGATGCGGGGCTCGCTTCCATTGCGGGGCTGACCACGGCCGCCGATCGCATGATCTATACGACGGCCGCTGACACATATGCGGTCGCGACGCTCACCAGTTTCGCCCGCACCCTGCTCGACGACACTTCAAACACTGCGGCCCGCACCACCCTTGATGTCTATAGCAAGGCGGAAGTGAACAGCCTCGCTTCGAGCTCTGTGCCCGCAGGGACGGTCATCTTTTATGCCAAGAGCACGGCGCCTTCCGGCTACCTGAAGGCGAACGGCGCGGCCGTCTCCCGCACGACGTATGCCGATCTGTTCGCTGCGATCGGAACCACATTCGGCGCAGGGGACGGATCGACCACCTTCACCCTTCCGGACCTTCGGGGCGAATTTGTTCGCGGCTGGGACGATGCTCGAGGTGCCGATAGCGGTCGCGTGTTCGGGTCTGCCCAGGCGGACGAAGTTCAGAGCCACCTGCACACCGTCAACCCGCCGAGCACGGCGACTTCCTCGGACACGCATTCGCACACCTATTCCGGTTCTACGAACACGACCGGCGCGCATGTGCACTCTGTCCCCTATCAGGATCGCGGCTTCTCCGGCGGCACCATCAACAACGCGGAGAGCGGGGGCGCAACGGGAACCTTCAACACTGGCTCTTCCGGTGACCACGCCCACACCTATTCCGGCACGACCAGTTCCGACACCCACAGCCATACCGTCGACATCGCACAGTTCAACTCCGGCTCGACCGGCGGCACAGAAACCCGTCCTCGTAACGTCGCCCTGCTGGCGTGCATCAAATTCTAAGAGGCTCCGACATGTCCCTTACGGTCTACAACTACGACCCGAGCACGCTCGAATATACCGGGGCCTCAGAGGCCGACGAAAGCCCGTTGGAGCCGGGAGTGTATCTCATCCCGGCCTATGCGACGGAAATCGCCCCGCCGGAATTCATCCCCGGTCATATCTTCAAGTGGGCTGGCAGCGAATGGGTGCCGGAGGAGATCCCGCCGACGCCGTCCCTCCACATGCCTGCGCTTACCGCCCGGCAATTCCGGCTTGGTCTTGTCAATAACGGCCTCACGCCGGCCCAGGTGACAGCGACGATTGAAGCCATGCCCAACGGCTCCGCAAAAGAGACAGCGCTGATCGAATGGGAATACGCCACCACCTTCAACCGCGAGCACCCGCTCATCGCCACGGTAGGCGCTGCGCTCGGCCTCTCCGACGAGCAGATTGACGCCATGTGGGTGGCGGCTGTCGACCTCTAAACTCTCCCCCAAGGACTGATGACGATGAAAACGACCGTGCAGTCTCTGCAGCGGCGGTTGATCTCGCTCGGCTTTCCGCTCCAATTTGGGGCGGATGGCGATCCGGGCGTCGAGACCATCGCGGCAGTTGGAAAGGCGCTCGACGAGCTCGAGGAGCTACGTGAGGTCTCGTCTCCCTCGCCTAAGCCAGCGCAATCGTCCTCGATCGTGCCGTCCGACTGGATGCCTGCGGCAAAGATGGAGCGGATCATCTGCCATTGGACGGCGGGTGCGCACAAGGCCAGCGAATTCGACCGGGGCCATTATCACATCCTGATCGAGGATGACGGCAAGCTTATCCGCGGCATACCCTCGATCAAACTCAACGAGGCGCCGGCGCAGAAGGGATATGCGGCCCATACGCTCGGCGCGAACTCGGGGTCGATCGGCGTCTCCCTCTGCTGCATGGGCGGTGCGAACGAGGCGCCATTCGATCCCGGCAAGTATCCGATGAACCGGGAACAATGGGATGCGCTGACGTCCGTCGTCGCTGACCTCTGCCGCCGCTACTCCATCCCGGTCACTGACAAGACCGTCCTCTCTCACGCCGAGGTGCAGAACAACCTGGGCATTCAGCAACGCGGTAAATGGGATTTCACGCGGCTCGCGTTCGATCCTTCCGTGAAAGGCGCAAAGGCCTGCGGCGACAAGCTGCGCGCCGAAGCGAAAGCCAAGCTCTAACCCCCCTCCCAACACCAAAGGAACTGACCATGCGTTCACTGATTCTCGCATCGGTGGCGGCGCTTTCGCTCGCCTCCTGCACGACGACCGGCTCGATCGACACGGCAATCAAGAACAGCCTGCCGAAAACCTGCGCTCTGCTCGAAACGGCCCATGCCGCATTCATCGCAGCTTCGGCGTCCGGAAACATCAAGCCGAGCACCCTCGCCAAGGAAAAGGCCGCCTACGACGGCGTGCGGGTGATCTGCGCCGATCCGGGTAGCGTCACGGCAGCCAATGCCCTCGTTGTCGCGGCGACCGCTTACGCGACCGTCTCTCTCGCTCTCAAGGAAGCCCGCGCGGCTCAGTAAAGGGGAACACCTCCATGAACATCTCGAAAGCAATCGCCGCCGCTGCTGGGGGCGCCCTGACCGGCACGGCGGGCATTCCCTTCATGCCGGAAAATACCCCCTGGTACGGCTATCTGGCGCTCTATGCGCTGACCATCGGCCTGCCGGCGCTGCTGACCTACATCGCTCCGAAGAACTCGCAGTAACGACAGAACAGCCGGCTCTCATCCTCGGGGGCCGGCTTTTCATCCGTGGCATTGCATACGAGGGCAGGGGATTGGACAGCGGAGAGAATACCACCGTGAAAGCACCCGCATGGAAATGGGAACTAAACCTCAATACCCTGGTGATCCTGTTCGGCTTCGGCGGCGGCCTCATCGCGTGGGGCGCGACATGGGAGCGTGTCAACGCCAATCAGGAAGCGCACGCCCAATCCATCGATCGCCTCGACAAGCGCCTGACAGCTGCCGAAGTCTCGCTCCGGCAGATCGACAATCATGAGCTCCGAATATCGGCAGTGGAGAAGCAGGCGGCCGAAGCGGCGACGTCAATGAAGGCAGTCGAGAACACGCTCAACAGCCTGTCCATAGATACGCGCGTGATGCGCGAGATCCTGCAGCGGATCGAGGCCAGCCAGCGCGACGGCGCGCTGTTGCGACCATAATTTGCGAAAGGGGGCCGTCAACCCTCCAAGCGGTCGGCCCCCGAAACCTGCCATAGGTCGGTTCAGCGCTCGGCTTCAGTTGCCATGATCGAGCTCGCGACCAGGGGCTTTCCCGGTGACGTTGAGCTCGGAAGGACCAGCCTGACGAATTGCTGGCGTCCGGAGACAAAGAGAATGTAGAGCCGCTTGATTTGGGCTGGGCTACGTTCCTCGGAAATCTTCTCGGCATCTGTTCGCGTGAAGAAAGCCTTCTGGAACTCCTCGGGATCAACTTCGGGCAACGCCAGCGTACAGGTCTGGACCGGTTTGCCACTGAGCTTAGCCGTGGTGTAGCCGATTATGGTCCCCGCCGGGAGCCCTCCATCCGCTTCGGTCGTCAGCCATACTCGAACCGTATCGGGGTTGGTGATCGGCGCCAGTTCATCGAAAGCTACTTCCGCAAGCAGTTCCCAATCGCGGTCATAGGCATCCTGGCTCATCCGCATGAAGCTGGGCCCCTCGGCCAAACAAATGTGGTGAAATTCTTCCACAGCCTTCGTGGTGTCGCTGGCGGATTGGGCTGTCAACGGCGCTAAGGCGAGGAGAATTGCCCCCACGAAGACTATTCGGCACGCGAGTGAACTCATCGGATTCTCGAGGATTGGGCTCGAGACGTAACGCCCTCGGTCCGGCCTTAGTTCCTCTTATGGCTCAACTGATGTGCCGCGTGTATAATTATGCAATTGCACGTTTCGGTCCAGCCTGTTTTTAATGTCCGACATGGACACGAAACTTGCAGACTTGAAACTCAGGCCTTCGCTTCTCCGCGAGCTAAACCAGACTGGGTATGAGGTTGTCGGAGATATGCAACATCTGCCGACTGCAGAATTGCTGCGGATACCCGGGATGGGCGGACATGATTGGCGGAAGATTGCCAAGGCGTTGGGGCGAGATCCATTCCCTGGCTTGAAGAAGCGTTGACTATCCCTGGCCGAATTCAGCAACTCGTTGGCGTAAGACTTCAGTCCTATTCCAAACGGGGTGTGCGCCCTTATTTCCCTGGCATGACCAAGAGAGGATCGACGATAATCATTCTATTGCTGATCCTCGTCCTGCTCGCGATAGGGGTCTACGGTTTTCTTGGGATCCAGCAGCTAATCTAAGCTGCGTCTCAGCCCGGATTTACTCCTCAGGCCGCGAGCCAAGTCATGGCAAATACCGCAACGATACCAAGGAGAATCATGGTGCCGGCGACGTCGAGCGGGTCCATTCGGCTGTCTCCGTCTATCGCGCTCAACCCTGCTGGCGACGGTATGTTCCGCATGAATCTGTAGAAAGCTAAGAGGCACCAAGAAAAGCAGCGCTCCCGCCTAACCGAAAAGGAGCGCTGCAGTTGTCCGACATGTGCGGTTGTCCGCTAGTCGGAATTCAGGGGGAGAAAACAACCGTCTGAATTAGGAACGCCTATCAAACGCCGTGTTGGCTGGAATGTTCCGGAACAATGCTCGTTTTGAGATTGGCAAATTTCAGGCCGGTTCCGGTAGCGGCTGCTGGGGAAGGGGACTGTCGTCTCCACCGCCATCATCGTCATCCGGCCACCAGCCTTGCCAATCGTCTCCGAGCGCGTCCCGTGCCTGGCTGCCATCGAGACGGGCGATGAGCGCCTGAAGCAGCTCGTGCTCTGTGATGCCGCTTTCATTGGGCAAGTATGCCGCGATGTCCTTCTGGCAATCCCAGATCAGCTGCTTCATCTTCTCTTTGTCGGCCATGATCCGTCTCCGCGGGAGGTGAACACGTCACCGGGCATGAGGTTCCAGCCCTTGCCGGCGGCCGGTCGGCTCCTATCCTCCTTGTTTGATCATGGAGGAACCACATGGCAGGTAATCCGAAGAAGAAGGGCCGTGACCGCGAGCTCGTTTCCGAGCAGGAGCACGAGGTCGCATATCTGATGCGAACGGCAAAGGTGACGCGGCAGAAGGCGCTTCAGGCCATTCGCGAGGCCGGGCCGAACCGCGACAACGTGATGGCGTATCTTCAAAGCAAGTAGAAGGCTAGAAAAAGTGAGTGCCTGCCGAGGGGATGGGGCAGGCACTCAGAACAGGTTGAGGGACCTGGTGCCGCGAAACGCGCGGCGCAACAGCTAACGCATGTCGTGCCACCTTGTTCCTAGCGTCCTACTGTCTGGTCCGCATCCATTCCTCATTGTCGAGCATGGACTGCAAGTCCTCTGGCACCATGCCCGGCCATTCGCACCTCAGGACAGCTTCGTAGCACGCCTCAACTTCAAGCGCGGCCGCCCTTGCCGAGTCTGCTTGACCGTTAGGGCGTTTCCATCTGCTCGCGTTCTTTGCCCAGTGCCAGCACATGAACCAGTTCCACCAGCCCATATGGTACCAGTGGATGTGTGCGAATTTCCGTTCGCCATCGAAGCCGGTAAAATGTTTCGGGTGATCGGGCCATGTCTGCCGCCATTTGTATTTCGGCTTGGGGAGATCGGACACGGTTGATCCTCCTCGTTTGAGGTTGCAACATTCGCCCCACCTTGTGGAAATGCCCGAACCGCCTCGGGCGCGTTCTCAATATGTTCTGTATCTACAAAGAGTCAATTCGGCTTTTCGCGGCCTCGTGCGTTAATGGCGTGATGGCCAAAGCATCCTCAAAGGAGCCGCGCGAGCTCCCTCCATCAGAGCCTATGCCGGCGCGCGTCGATCCCTGCCTTGCGACGCTCGTGGATAAGCCGCCGAAGGGGCCGGACTGGGCCTACGAGGTGAAATGGGACGGGTACCGGATCGCCGTGCACATCGAGTCCGGCCGGGTGCGGATACTCACGCGCGGCGGCTATGACTGGACCGACAGATTTCCCTCGATCGTTGACGATGCGCGGCGCCTTGCCGTGAAGACGGCCATCCTCGACGGGGAGGCGGTCGTGCTCGATGACAAGGGCAGGTCTGACTTCGGTATGCTTCAGCGCGCTCTCGGGCGCCTTCCTTCCGCGGTTGAAGCCGGCGCCATCGTCTTCTATGCCTTCGATCTCCTCTATCTCGGCGGCCGCGATCTGCGCCGCCTGCCGCTGCGCGAACGCCGGAGGCTGCTGGAGCCGCTTGTCGCCGGCCGGGAGGGGGCGGTTCGCCTTTCGGAGGAGGTGCAAGCGGACGGCGACGAATTCTTTCGCGTCGCCTGCGCGCATGGCCTCGAAGGCATCATCGCCAAGCACGTCGAGAAGCCCTATCGCAGCGGTCGGGGTGAATGGTGGCAGAAGATCACCTGCAAGCGCCGGGATAGCTTTGTTGTCGTCGGCTTCGAGCCGTCGACCGTACCTGGCCATCTCGGCCGGCTTCTGCTCGCCGCGCGCAAAGATGGAGCGCTCGTCTACGTCGGCGGCTGCGGTACAGGCTGGTCACACGATCTATCGCGCCAGTTGCGCAAGGCTCTCGCATCCATCGTTACGAAAAAACCGGCAGTGAGCCTAAGGCGGAAGAATGCCGTCTTCATCGAGCCGGTGCTCGTGGCCGAGATCGAGTATCGCGCCTGGACCAACGACGGAAAGCTCCGGCACGCAGCGTTCAAGGGGCTCAGGGAGCGTGAGGATGACGCAACAATTTCCTCGCTGTAATCGCGGATCGATGTCCAGCAGCGAAAAGCGGCGTCGATACCTACTGTGTTCTGGTGCCAATAAAAAAGGGGCTCTGAGAGCCCCTTCATGCCCGACGGATCGGAACTTACTTTGCGAAGCTCGAATCACCGTGATTTTCCTCACCACGATACGACAGCACACGCTTCTTCTGCTCAGGAGTCAGGTTCGCAAAGAAGCCAACCGATGGGCGCCTCTTTCCATACACCGGCTCGGGCTCAGGTAGAGCCTTGGGAGTAAATACCACTCGCGAAAATGCCTTCGATAGTTTTCTTGCGACCGTGACCATCATATTCCCTTTCTGCAGAAGGGATCACCTTTGCGGGGGCGCACCACTTCGAACCCGTAATCATTCTCATATACATCAATGAGTTTTTGATTAATCGGTTCCAAAACGAGTTCGCGCTTCCCTCGTAATTGACCATATAATGCCACTGCTTCGAGCGCAATTAGAATTCTGCGCCCCTTCAAAGGGCAGCTCGGGTTTGGTGAGCCCTCGATGAACCGTACCTTAATGCTCTGGCCTGATGTAGTGCCTACCACCAGACCGCACAACTCATCATCCGCCCAAATCGCGAACTTGAATGAATCGGGCTCGCGGAACCTCTTGTGAATTTCGTCCCAGTCAAACTGATTAAGTTCCGTTTTTGGCCATTTTGGCCACTGCTCTTTCCAGACTTCGAGCGTGCTACGGCTAATCTCGATCAGCTTAAATTTTACGCCGATGTGCTCGCGCAAGCCCTCCATGGTCAAGCGCATCGCCTCATATCGATCCTGGATATAGCGGTTCTTGGCCGCCACTAAGCTGTTCAACGAAGACCTCGGAGGATGTGATCCTCGACTGCGAATAATACCATTGCGGTCGTTCGCCAAGTCAAGAACACCAATTCTCCTTGAACTTCGATATACTACACACAGAATCTTTCCAGGCATCATCCCCGCCTGCCACGCGTGCCCTTTACTCCCTCTCCTCCAGTAGAATCTTTAAGGCCGGATGATATCGGCCGCGTCCAGCAGGACGTCTCTAATCTCGGCAGGAGATAGGTCACAGGCGCGTGCCGAGGCGACCTGGAGATCGATCACAACATCGTTTATGCGATAGCTGCCTGGCGTGCCGGTCTGCTCGCGCATGTCGCGGATGGTGGCTACCGATCGATCGAGAAGCCGCTTCACTTCGAACGGGCTTAGCTTGTCCCCTTCGTTCGCGGCTCTGATCAGCTCGGCAATGAATGCCGTCGTGAGGCTCATCGGCTCTCACGCCCAGCCGACGTGCTCGCGTTTTGCAAGCTTCAGGAAAAGGCCGAACCAGAAGCGGTACTCCTCACCGTCGCTATTTCCTTCATAGGCACCGAGCGCGCAGTATGCGACAGATGCCGTTGGGTCCTTGCCGTGCTCGGCGATGGCTGCCTCGATGGCGTCTTCTTCCGTTAGATCCTGCCAGTACGTCATTTTCCGATGCTCCCAGTCGTGGGCAGTTCATCCATCCACTTTTCGATGTCGGATTCTTGCCATCTGACGCATGCGTCGCTGAGCTGTTTCGGCTGCGGAAACTTGCCGGCTTTCATGCGGCGGTAAATCGCCGAACTGCCCAGCGAGGTAATAGACATGACCTCTCTCAGCTTCAGCAATCTGTCTCCGCGGAGTTGAAATGAGTGGCTGGAAGCAGGCAATTCGTCCATAGGCCGAGCCTCCGGCTGCAAACTACCGGGAGCGGAGTGGCGCTGTGCCTCCAATTCGATATCGATGCGTGCCTGTCTTCGCGCGAGGGCTCGGACAAAGGCGATCAACGGTTCATCCGCAGTCTGGCTCATGGTGGCGGCCTCGCTCGTCTGGTCCGCTTAATGCTGGCAGAAACTTGGCCGGAGCACAGCTGCCTTTTTTCCCCTTGTGGAAAGAGTGGAAAACTCAATTCCGATGGAACACGACTCCAGAATTGGGTGGTGAGGCTCATGGACGCGTATTCTTGGTAGGCTTCTTAGAGCCTTTTCGTTTGGCGGGTTCCAGGCGTTTAAGAAGCGCGTTAAGCTCCGCGGAGTCGCGACCAGGACGATATTGTTCTGGTTTCGGATGCGCTGCCTCCAGGATCGCTTCAACGTCCGCTGGCAGCAAGAACACCTTGTTTCCCACTATACGGCATGCTCCCAGTTCCCGCGCCATCTGCCGGAGCTTGCGAGGGGAAATGCCGAAATGGCGTGCCACCTCTTCTGGGCTGCGGCCTTCGGGCAAAGCGGGCGGGGCCTCCTTCTGGGGAGCGGCTTCGTCTACTGCCTCTGCCCAGATCTCGGTTGAGTGTCTGTACTTACCTTGGTCCGGTTCGACGTCCACGAGGACTGGATCCGATAGATTCTTAATCGTGTACCAGGCGACGTGAACTTCAACGCCGCGCGCCGCCAATTCATCCATGACCCCGCGCTCATTCCCATCCAGGACGGGCCCAAGTGCCTCCGGCGCGGCTGAAGAAGTGGTGGGCGCTGGCGACCCTGGATACATCCGGATCGTGACCCCTTCCGCCTCCACCTCTATCGTAAGATTGTTCCGCTTCGCGACAGCAGCCAAGCGGTTGAGCTCAGCCTGTTTGATCGGCGCGCGATTTTTCATTCAATCTGATGCTCCGATTCATTTCGGTTCGACTGCCAAGCGAATATCATTGATCGGGTACACCAGCTTTCCGCCGCGGCCCCGGAAATAGCGAATAGCGCCCGAGCGCTTCCACCTGTTCCATATCTGAGCGCTCAGCCAATCGTGGCGCTGTAGCAACACATCGTGTTCAACCATGTCGTCTATCCCGAACGGTTCCTTGGGCGCCACGGTCGGAGGCTGTCGCGCGGTCATTTGCTTTCAGCCCCAATTCTCTGGCCCGTCCGGGGCTAGTCCATCGCTGGCATTTGAGACATCGCCAGATGCCGGCAAAATCTTCACCTCCAGCGTCCGAAGATCAACCTGCACAACAGCGCCCACCTTTTTAGCGGCGCGAAGAATCCGCTCCAGATCTGCTTGTCTAAAGGCGGTCTTACTCATTGTTTCCGCGCTTTTGTTGCCCGCTTCCGGCGCAATTCCTCTCTCATCGCAGCGAAGTCGGCAAGCTTAAAGGTTTTGGACGGTCTGGTCGCTGCGGTTGGCTTTTTGCTGGCACCAGGCACAACGCGGCGAGCCTCGACAAAGGCGGCTAGGTCGGTAGGCAGGTATCGCCTCGTTGGCCTTCGGCCGAGGCCGATATTTACGAAAGCCAGAAAACCAGCATCCGCTAAATCCCGGAGTTGGCGTGTCGATATAGCAAGGAATTCCGCTGCTTGCTCGGGAGTTAGCAGTCTCTCGGTGGTCTGGCTCATTTCTTTGTCGCCTTTAGTCGCAGCCGTTCCGCCTGCTCCGCTTCCCTCTGCTTCCTTATTTCATTGTTCGCGATCCATCGCGCGAGTTCCGCTTCCCCGGCCTCCTCCCTCGACATTTTTTGAACGTGCGGTGGCTGAAATGGCATTACTCGGACAATCGCTCCGTCACGTTCAATCTCCACGGTAACACCTTCGGAGTTTGCGACTTCCGCCATACGCTTCAACTCAGCGGTAGATATGAGGGCCTTTCGCGTCATGCTGATGCACGCCTTCCGAACGCTTTCATTTGCTGCCGCCCTCGCGTTCGAAGCGGTCCACCTCGTCCCACGCTATCCGTAGAAGTTTGCCGCCAAGCCGGAAGGCTCTGATTTCACCACGCGCAATCAGGTTTCTTACGTGTCGTTCCGAGCATTCCCAATGCTCAGCAAGCGTTTTTGGCGAGAAAGGCCGGCGTTCGTCGGCAACTATCATTGACGGAACTTTCAGAGGCATTATGGGACCGTCGCACAGTTCCCGAGGCCGCTTGGCTGTGTCAAGGCCGTCTAGGCTTAAGACCAACTTTGTCCAGCTCCTTGAGAGCTCGGCATAGCTCCCACGCGATTTCCTTTTTCATTCTTAGGCGCGCCAGACGTCGGCTTTTTTCTGCCCTTCGCCATCCTGCGTAAGTGCCGCAAAGGAGATCCGAAAAATTCCTTCCTCCTCGGCTATCTCGGTGAAAAGGTCCACGTGCAACGGCGGCGAACCATTGTCGATGATGACAACGACGTCGTCCGGGCCCGAGCCGATACGTACTTTGCCGACGCTCGCCATTCTCATCCTCCGTCTGATCGAAGGTTGAATTTATAAACGATATCGCTTATATGCTCAATAACCGATATCGTTTATGGACGAGCGGAGGTCGGTTTGACTCACTTTCCGATATCGAATAATCCTCGCCGGATGGGGCGGCCACCATTAAAAGTGAAGCCTATTCTTGTTCGGCTGCCGGAGGGCGTGCCCGAGCGAATAGACGCGCTCGTGGGCAAGAACAAGCGGGCAGAATTCATCCGCCAGGCTATCGAGGCCGAACTAGCCAAGCGTGAAAAGGCTGGCGAAGCAGACGAATAACACGCGTCATCAGCTCCGTTTACCCACCAGTCTAACGCCAGGCTGACCGTGATTTAGAAATTCAATCCCTTCCTGTTCTAGGACCCGCTGAACGTTCTGCACGTTCTGCGCCCGCCCGGCTATCTGCCCGGCGCCGGCCGCTTCCATGTTGCGGATCGTGTTCACGTTCACCCCCGCTTTCTCGGCCACGTCCTTCTGCTCAAGCCCTGCCAGAGCTCTCGCCGCCTTGAGCTGATTTCCCGTCGTAAGCATCGTAAAATCCTCTTGAAACCTTATTATCTAGGTATCAAACACAAATAGATGTTGACAAGACCCGATTTGGCATTAGGGTTACTAAACATAGTTACCTAGTGATTAAACCCAAATGAGGACCCCTAATGCCGAACAAACCCGTTCTGGCGGCCGCCGAAGGCTTGCCTGATAGAAATGCCGCAATAGCCAAGGCAATGCTGAGACTTGAAGCGCAGATTAACGAACTGGCCTCGATGTCGCAGATCATGGCCGACCTGCTCACCGACGTGCTTACTGGTAGCGAGCCCGACGAGCACGGCTATATGCGCATGCTCGTGTCCAAGGAAGACATGGACAACATGGCTTTTGCCTGGTGCAACGTCTCCTCACGAGCGATCGGTCTGAAAAAGGCCTTTTACGCGGCCGGCAAAGAGGGGGAAGGGAAATGATCCAGGTTACACGTAGATCCGTGCTCGTCGGGCTCGCTACGGCTGTCGCACCCTTGCCAGCCCTAGCCGCTTCGGGGCCCATCCAGAGCCCGGAGGAACGGCTTGAAGCGGCAGTCTCCGCGGTTGCCGATATTCTGCGGGAAATGAACCCTGCCCACACTGGCGTGGAGATACAGCAGTATTCCCATTACGTGTTCGTGGGAGTCAAGACACCTCCCAAACCGGTGGAATGGACCGGACCAGGCTTTTACGAGGTCGAATGGAAGCGGCCAAACGGGAAGCTCTGCAGACCCATCTTCTGGCTCGATCGCGCCGAGTACAAGACCGTTCCCGGCTACTACTACCGCGCCGAAACTCGTTGGAAGGGGCGGCTGGAAACCACCCTGAAACTGAAGCCAGAGGCGATCAGGATTATCTGCAAGAAGGATCACGCCTACACGGTCATGCACTCTTGAAAAGGCGCCTGCATGACACAGGCGCCCGAGCGATGGACACGGCGGCGTAGCTGTTAGCGCTATTGCCGACGGCCGGGCTGATCCGTATCCAGCCTCAGACGCCAGAACTTTCCAGCGCGTTCATAGACAGCTTCAGGCGTAAGTTCATTGAACCGCGCAAGAACCCCTTTGCCTATGCACAGGTTAGAGTTTGCGTCGAAGGAGGCGAGCTTCTCATCATTCAGTGTGAAGAGATGAGAAGCCGCGCCCTCTTGATAGAGAAACCCGAGCGTTTCGAATTCCGCCAACATCCAGTTGGCAGCCTCTTCCTCTGTCATGCCTTTACAGGGGCCACGTAAGGCTTCAGCGAATCCGCCTCGAAGCCTGCCTGCTCTTTCGAAGCGCCTTTAAACCAAACGCAGATATATCTAGTCGCAGAACCCTTTGGCACTTCGGAAACAGTCATCGGGGGGCCGCCCGACTTCAGTTGAACTATATCCCCCGGCTTAAATTCATTTTCCAT